AATAAGCGCGCGCAAATGGCAATGACTGTAAGGGATGCTATTGTAATGGGAGTTTCTTTGCCAGATGAACCTACTTTGATAGAGGAATTATCGACAGTAAGAGCCTACAAAACAGTTTCCGATAGATGGCAAATAGAACCAAAGTCTGAAATAAGAAGTAGACTTGGACGCTCCACAAATTGGCTAGATGCTATAATGCTATCCTATGCGATACCCGATAGGACAATGCTAAATGCAAATGCAACCATGCAGGCATTCAATAGAATTAGCATAAACTCGTCAGCATGGTCAAATTAGTTCATTATAGTTTCTTGATAAGTGATATAAATTTACTTTTATACAAATAATATTGTATATTCAGTTCATATATTGGAGACATTGCATGGAAACATCAGAAGCCGAGCAACTATTAAAGCGTCTCAAAGACGAATATGATAGGGATGTTAAGGCGTTCTCTTCTGCAAGGGAACGTATTGAAATTGATTTGGCTTTAGCTATTGGTTCTGCAAAAGATCATTGGACAGAAAAGGATCGGAATAATCGTGGTGCACAACGTGCAGAATTAGCTATACCTGTTCTCAATAAATATGTAGATAAAGTGGTAGGTGGATACGCAGTTGCACCTTACGGAATCTTACTTTCTTCAAAATCAAATGACCCGCAAAAGGCAGAAATTGCCAAGATAAAGACAGCCGTCATTCAAGGCATTGAGGAAGAATCTCAAGCTATAACGGTTTACATGGGCGCATTGAAGCACGCTTCAGCCTGTGGTTATGGATATTTCTACTCAACAACTAAGGATATAGAGGGCGAAGTAAAGCCTTTCCTTGAATGGATTGATGACCCTCGCCTAGTTGTATTTGACCGCAATTGCCGTAAGCCTGACGGTTCAGATGCAGAACGTGCATATTATTCCTCTTCTATGTCAATTTATGAAGCAAAGAGAATGTACGGTGAAGACGTCATGCAAGCTCATGGTAATGCCTGGATGCCAACAGCTCAGTACATGAAAGATTCAGAAGATTGTCAGTACGTTCAAATTTGGGAGCGTGAGTTTAAGGACGGAAAATTTGTAGGCGTTTCCTACTATCGTATTGTTGGAAATAAATTGGTGGATAATGGAATTATTTCCTGTAAACGTCTACCAATCCATCGAGTAGCTGGACGCCTTGCAATGATTGGTAAGCGTCCTGAATTTGTTGGCATCACTCACAATGCTAACGGTGCGCAAAAGCTCCTAGACTACGCAGCTTCCATGCTAGTTGAAAGACTTGCATTGTCTCCTATTCCAGCATGGGTTGCACCTTTTGAAGCTGTACAGCACGACATGGCAAACTGGCAAAGCTCGAATAAGAACAATGCTTCTATTCGTACTTACAAGCAATATACGCCCGACGGAAAGGGATTAAATGCGCCAGTAAGGGATAATGATGCGGTGCAGATTGCTGACGTAATGGGTGTGCTTACAGGGTTCACCGATTTCATTGATAAGATTGTAGGCGTACAACAAACTGAACGTGTGCCAAATGAAACGGCAGAAGCGGCACTACTCCGAAAGCGTGAAATGGAACAGGGTGAAGCTGAGATTTACCAACATTTAGCCGATGCCATTGTATCTTGTGGAAAAACATTGAACGAAATATTGTCAGAAATTATCGTTAATAACACAATGATGACGGTAAAAGACAGTGGAGTTTCTAAGCGTGTAGAAGTCAGTCCAGAAATCTTTGCGATTGCCGATGAAAGCGTTAGCGTAGAAGCTGGTCCAATGGCACAGTCTCAAAAGAAAGAGAAACTGGCGCAAGCTATGGCTAGCCGTTCTATACTTGGTGAAGCAAGAGCCGATTTGGTACTTGGTCAAATTGCTGATAATATGGATAATTTAGATCAAGAAGTAGTAGAAGCTATGAAGATGGCAAGCAAACAAGCCGTCATGGCATTGACTGGTTCAAATGAAGATCCACAAATGATGGCTCAACAAATGCAATCGACTCAAGAACAAATGATGCAATTGCAAGAGCAATACAACCAAGCTAATCTTTACATTCAACAGCAAGATGCGAAAATATTTGCACTTGAACAGAATGCAGACGCTACCATTGTCAAGGCTCAAATGGACAATGAAACGAAATTGATGATTGAACGTATTAAACAAGCGGGTGCAGATGAACGCCTGCAAAAAGAATTGATGGCAGAGTATGATGCTAAACAGGCTGAATACGTTGTCAAGATTGCCGAAGCGCAAGCCAAGCAACCGAAATTTGAATTAGTTGAAAATGCAAGACCCGATTACAATGCAGTCGGTGGAATGCGTAACAACTTCATTCAATAACCACACTGGGAAAGTGGTGTTTATTTCCCATAGGAGTCAAGAATGGAACCAATGGATCATGTCCAAGAGGTGATACAACCGCAACCAAGTGTTGAAAATGTTGAAACAAGAAGCGTGGTCAAAGATGTCTCTAATTATCTTCAAGAAGCTACTGAAGAAAATAAAGGTGACAAAAATGAGCAAGTTTCAAAGCAGGACGGTGAGAAAACTGGGGAACCTGTAACCCATGACCAGACAAAGCCTAGCAAGTACGACCGTGAAATCGCACGCATGACACGCCAAAAGCATGAACTGCGTTCCGAAATGGACAAATTGCGTCAGGAATTGGACGGTTTGAAGAAGCCAAAAGAGCAAGCCAAGGAACTTAAAGCTACTGACTTTGCAACCATTGATGATTATATTGCCTATCGAGAAAAATTATTGATAGATAGAATCACCAATGAACAAAATAGTGCTTTAGAAACTCGTAAGAATGCAAGCCAACAAATGCAGTCTTGGGAACAAAAGATATTGAGTCATTTTGATACCGAGGAAAAACTACAAGAATATGGAGAATCCATTAGTGAGATTCAACCAATGCTTGAGCACCTCCCAAAAGAAGCTCAAACCTTTATCTACAATTCTGACGTAGGTGCGCCTATTCTAAAATGGTTTGGAGATAATCCACATCAATTAGAAAGATTCTTAAATGAGCATCCTTGGAAACAACCTCAAGTACTTCTATCAATTGAAAACTATCTCACCAAACAGTATTCAAGATCTATTGGTGGTTCTGCTCCGAGTGGACAGGCTACCGAAACCAGCCAAGCCAAGCCACAGCCAAGAGCAATCGGTACGGTGCAAGCTGGTCAAAGCAACAACGCTTCAAAAGATTCTGAATCAATTGAAGAGATTCTAGCTCAAATAAGGAGCAGGAGATAATATCATGGCATACGAAAAACTTACTTCCCAAATGACAAAGCAACTTGCAGTCATGAAGGATACGCTCACAATTTCCACACCAGCTTGCACTAATGCAAACCTATCTTTTGATGGTGCAGAGCGTGGAAATGGTCTGTCCACCTATGCAACCGCACCAGATGCAGGCATTGTTACGGCTGGAGCTGTAATCAATACCGCAAATGGTGATATTTCTCAGGGTCTTGAAAAAACATTGACACTTGCACAAAACCACATTCACTTGAAAGTTAGTGCTGTAAATGGTCAATTGGATTTCAAGGACGATGACGAAACTCGCGGTCTGCGTGTACAGAACCTTGCAAGTTCTATGCATAAATTGGTAGTAGAAAATATTGCTACTAAGGGTGCATCGGCTTCTGTTGCCGCTGCAAGCTACGAAATGAAAGCCTTGGCTAGAGGTTCTGGAATCTTGCAAGCTCTCCGTGGTGCGGTCAATCTTAAGGGCTTATTTAACCCGCTTGCCTTGGCTGACATTATGGATGATAGCTTCAAAAAGTTCTTGCCATCTGAGCAATCTCGAAAGCTCTACGCTGAGACTTCTTTGGGTAAGTACGCTTTGACAGACTACTTCCAGACGCCAGACCTTGTACCTTATACTTGGACGGCAGGCACTTGGGGAACATTGACTTGCGATGTCACCTTTACTAATGGTGTTGCAAGTGCAATCACACTGAAAAGTTCTACAACCATGTCTGGCACTTTGCAGGCTGGCACGCCTTTGAAAATTGGCGTGAATATTGTGGATCCGCTAGGTAATGATTCAGGCGTCGCCTATGTTGCCTATGTTGCGTCCGATGTAGCATTGTCTGGTGCGTCTATTTCTGTTCCTTTGACCACTCCAATGTACAATAAGGGTGGATTCAAAAACGTGAACACCTCTGGGAATATCACAGGTGCAATCGTTACCCCATTATTGACAACCGCTAAGAAGTATGCACGTGCAATCATTTATACGCAGGCTACTAATCTTTTCCGCCAAGCTGAATTGCCTACTCTTTTCAACATGAACGTGCAAACCGTTGGAGAGGGAACTGATGGTATTCGTATGAAGATGACTACCAACTCTTCTTTTGATAACTACACATCTATGATGCGTATTGATACCTTAACAGCTCAAGAATTGGCGTACAACCAATGGGCTCATACGGTATTCTTTGATATCACAGGTAGCTATTAATAGTTAGATTTAGGGGAGGGTAACAGCTCCCCTTTTTTAATATTGAGGTAATATGTCCACAACTAGAAAAATCATTTTAGATGCTTTCGTATTCGGTGGCATATCTCAAGACCCAGATAATCAGCAGGTCGCAATAGCATTAGATGGATTAAATTCTATTCTAAATCAATATAATGCGGACAAATTATTCCATTGGCTTATGAATGAAATTTCATTTAGCCCTACGAGCTCTTCTATTACAATTGGTGATGGTGGAGATATTGACATTGCACGTCCAATTTCAATAGACAAAGTCTATGTAAGTATTGGAACTGAATTATACATGGAAGTCCAACAGGTAGCATTCCAAGATTTGCGAAACTACTCTAATGGTTCCTCTGGTTATCCTACTGTATTCTCTTATTCTGGATATCCATTGGCTACAATTAACTTTGACATTGCACCTAGTTCGGAAGTACGCCTATTCATTCGACCAGCTTTTGAATTATTGACAATTGATAGCGTATTAGAAATGCCCCCAGAATATGAGACTCTAATTCGCTGGGCATTGACTACGCATATTTGTAGAATCTATTCTTCACCTAGTATTGAGATTGCAACAAAGGCAAGGGATGAAGAGCTATCTAGGATCATGCAAGCAAGCTACAACAGAACGCCTGCTACATTCCAAAATCGTTATTTGCGTACGGACTTCTACAATTTAGGTTGGAACTAATGGAACAGTACATACCTATTAGTGGAGGCACTTACATTCACCCAGATAAGGGAGTTAGTAGGCAACTGTGCCAAAACCTATATCCATCTAATGTAGAAGGCGGTGGCAAGGTTGAACGTGTATTGATTCCAAGCGAGGGTTATTCTACTTGGCGCACTATGCCAGACAATGGTTCTACTCTTAAAAAGATTCGTTGTATCCATTATTCAAGCACTGGAGTTAATGGAGAGCAAACAGTATATGTAGCGACTGCAAATGCCGTTTATAGAGTCACAGCGTCTACAACTCTTAACGGTGGTATATTCAAGTGTGGTGACATCCCAGAGGGTTCTAGCAATATTTATATGAATGACAATGGATTCGATTTGCTTATAGTAGATGGTGCTTTGGCTTATAGCGTTTCATTGACTGCGCCACACTTGACGGTAGCTAGCACTTGGAGAGTAGTTCCTTTGCCTACAATTTCAGGCATTCCTATTAAGCCATCTAGAGTAGTATTCTCAGCTCAAAGATTCTTTATTGACTCAGGAAAGAATCAAATCTTCTATTCTGATTTGGCTTCTACAACATTTCAACAGGAAAGTTTTGTATCGGCTGAATCAAATGCCGATTACATTCTTTCAATGATATTGGTTAGCGATAATATTTTAGTTCTCGGCTCACGTTCTTTTGAGTATTGGTCAATTGACGGCGAACCTCTACAATATATAAATGGTTCACCGTCTGAAATCGGTATCATGGCTAAGGATTCCCTAGCATCTATTGGAGATTTTGCATATTGGCTAGCGTCTTCAGACTCTGGTAGATTCTCTGTAATGTCTTCAAAAGGCGGTAGCCCTATTCGTATTTCAGATGATGGCATTGAGACTGTTATTGAGGGATTATTACAACCGTCTGGTGCTACTGGCTTTTGCTTCTATAACAAAGGTCACCTATTCTATGTCTTAAATTTTGTTGTTGATAAAGTAACTCTAGTATATGATGCTTCTACACAGCAATGGCATTCTAGGGTGAATATTCATCAAGATACAGGCATGACGTTATCTTGGCAACCATCATGCATTACGTCGGCTTACAATGGCATTCTACTTGCAGGTTCAGGCGATACGCATGAATTATTTGTTGTTTCTAGCAATATTAAAAAACACGGTGAGCAAAATATTGTTCGTAAGTGGGTTACTCCTATCATTTGGGATAATCTTGGTCGCTTTCAAGTTCGTTCCCTGCAAATGGATATTAGCTCTGGGACTACAATATACACGGTAGACAATGGAGAGGGGAACGTAGAGCCAAAGGTATTATGTCGTTTTAGTGTAGATAATGGGTACACTTTTAATGACCAAACTGAACGGAGTCTTGGCAAAATGGGATACTATGGAGCTCAACCTCCATTGTGGATAAATCTTGGAATCTTTAGAGCGTTAGTTGGTGAATTCATTATTAGTTCTGACGTGTCGTTCTCTATTCGTGGATTGAAAATGATCCATGAGAAAGCAGGTGGAATATGAACTATGTAAGTGCTCTATTTGCAAATTTGCAAGTCACAGATAAAGACTTTCCTATGGCATGGTCTAATGTTGTTCGTGCTATAAAAGGACGCTGGGGTGACGGTGATTTCAAACCTGTTTACAATGAATCTTGCAAGTACAGGTATATAAGGGATGTTTGTTTCTTTTCATGGGAACCAAAGGTTCGGGGAAATGTCAATATTGCACTTCCAATTCCCTGTTTAAATACTAGCATTCTTTACATTTTAAGTGATGGAATATTGACAGCAAAAGCTATCTTTAGCTTAGATGACGTTGTTAATATTGATATTTCAGGTAATCATGTAGTAATATCAACAACATATGAGGGCGTGCCAAAGAGCACACTTTAAGGAGTAAATATGGCTGGTTTTTGGGGTCGAACAGGACGTAAGAGCCTAAATATGGGTAAAGATTTTTATACCCTTGGTGCGTCTGGTCAAATAAATGCACAGAATAAAGCTCTCAAAGGTCAATTATCTGATATTGATAAGCAAAAGCAAGAATTGATAGGTCAGAATACTAAGGAACTGAATGATATTTCCAACACTTTTGACCCATGGACTGCAAATGCAAGTGAAGATTTCAACGCCTATCGAACGCAGGCTGGACGTGACCTTAGTGAATATGAATATGATCCTTGGCAAGATTTCGACTTAGCAAGTGCTGATAAATATATTGATCCAGAATTAGAAGCGATTACAAAAGATGCTATTGGTGACATTGAGGGGAGTGCGGCAAATCGAGGTATGTTGTTTTCAGGCAAGACAGGAAAGGATATTGTAGCAAAGTCCTCGCAGATTCGTTCCGATGCACGTCAAAAGGCAATTGATTTAGCACGTCAAGATTGGACTCAAAAACAAAACTATGGAATGGGTGCAAAAAATCAAGGTTTGAATTTGCAAAATACCCGCTTGAATAATTTACAGAATTTATCAAATATTGGTCAAGGTGCTGTGAATAATTCCTTCACGGCTCGACAAAATGCTAACAATGTTTTCGGCTCTAACATGGCAAATTTGAATAGTTCTGCAAGTCAGTTGAATGCTAATCTAAACTCAGCCCCAGGATTTGGCACTCAATTCTTGCAAGCATTGCCATCACGGATTCAAATGGCTAAAGATATTGCATCTATGAGCAGCGGTGCAACGACCCCAAAGAAATAAGGAATAAAGATGAACCCTATCGACTTTTCTATCGTACCACGTTCTACAATGCAAGCAAACAATAACGCCCTCTTTGCATCCCAGCGTGCCTTAGGAGATGAATTTGAGAACGCCATTGGCGATGTAGCAAAGGCTATGAAACAAGAGCAGGAAGCTAAGGCAAAAGCGAAAGCACTTGAGATTGAAGCAAGAGGGTTAGAAGATTGGGATAATCCGCAGGGAATGTTTGCGAATAGCATTAATGACAATGAAAAGAAAGCTAGGAAACTGGCTTCATTGCTTGCGCCTTTTGATGAATTATTAGCAAGCAAGTGGATCAATCAAGCTGATGAATATGCAAAACGCAAAATTCGTGCAGATGAATTGACAACCGAGAATACACGCCAAGCCGTGCTGAAGAATATGGAGATTGATGCTAATCTTGAAAAAGATAGGGCTGGTGAAATTAAGAGAAAAGAAGAGTCCGAAGCAAAGCAAAAGGAAGCAGACGCAAAGGTAGAAAGGGAAGGATTGGTATTGAGTCCAGATAATGCTAAGACAGCATTGCTAATGATAAATGCTGGCCCAGAAAGTTATAGAAAATTCTTTGACATGGCACAGGTAAGCAGGATACAAGGCTTCAAAGCACTTCCAAGCCCTAACGATACACCAAATGCCATCAAAGCTCAATTGACCGCTTATGGTAAGGGTCAAGTTGAAGCGTCTACGCTTGGAGCTGATATTGAAAGTGTGAATGTAGGATTGGAAAAAGACAAATTAGGCTTGTCTGTTGCTAAACTTGGTGCGATAGACGCTGAAAAAAATATTGCATTTGAAACAAGTGATTCTTTATTTGCTAAGGTCGCATCAGCGATTAGACCCGCTGTATTAAAAGCTCAAGATACTTATCGAGCTAGCCTTGGTAATCTTGATGAGGTTAATAAATATATTCGACAAATAAAGGCATTTATTGCAGATGGAAAAGCTACTAGCTTTGAAGCTATTGCATCTATTATTGCGTTTAATAAAACCCTTGATGCCGAATCAGTTGTTAGAGAAGCTGAATTTAAGATAGCTCAAAATGCAACAGGTGTAATGGATAGCATCAAATCAAACGTTGCTTCATATGGTGAAGGTGTAAATTTAACATCTAACGGTATAAAAGAATTAAACGAATTTGTGAAGATTATTGATAATCTATATCAGCAAGATGTTATAAACCTAAAGAAGTGGGCGTTATCAACGGCAAGCTCTTATCACATTGACGATAGAGTAATAACGCTAGATGGCATTCCTGCGCCTACTGGTGGGACGAAAGTAAATACAAAAGAAGAGCCAAAAGAAGAGCCAAAAGTAGAACAAAAACAAAATGCAATAGTAGTAGAAGAACAAGGATTTGGAAACCCGAAAAAATAGGTAAAACCAAAAGCAATAGTATTAGATTCACAAGGATTTGAACATGAAGAAATTTATCTTTACATGGAATGATGGCAAGCGTTTAGTTATCGAGTCTGATAATCTTTTAAACGCTCAGGAAGCGGTTGTTGATTTCCTAAAGTCTAAAGGGCTTGACCCTATGCTTGCATATACTGCAAAGCGAACAATTGAGGGTGATGCAAAGCGTGTAGCCGAAAAGGAAAATAAAGCTCTTGCAGGAAATATCCAACAGGCACGCCAAGAAGTTCTTGACAAAGAAAGTGAAGAACGCCCTTGGCATGAAACTCTCGCTAGAGGTGTATTGAGTTTAACAAATCCATTTTTAACGGAAGTATATGAATCAGGGAATGAAGATAATTTATCGGCTAATATTGTCGGAAACGCTTTAGACGTTGGTAATGCTTTGACTTTTGGCGGTCTTGGCGTTGCTTCTAATACTGTAATGGGAGCAGGAAAAACGGCAACTCCGATGGCTAAGAACGTACTCAACTCTCTCCGCTCAAAGGGGTCAAAAGAATTTATGGCTAACGTCGGTAGCGATATAATTCAACAAGAATCGCTATATGGAGACATTGACAATACTAGAGCTGGATTANCTACTATTCTTGGTNCNGCNCCGAATATTGGTANGGCTAAACCAATTCTAGAAGAGGGTGCTAGGCGAACAGCTCATAACATAATTTTGCCAAGTGCAGTTACACGCAAATTTGGCGGGCTTGACTATGATAAAATGTTAAGCGAACGAATATTCTCTGGATTTGGAAAGTATAGCGGTATTGAAAAATTAAATGCTAAAATGCAACCTTTATTTGATGTCATGGACAAAGCACGTGAGGGTGGCGCAATTGTGGATATGAAACAAGCTAAACGCCACGCATTAGAGATGGTGGATAGCGATAAAGGATTCACCGCTTTACAAGCAAAGCAAGTCAAGGCGCAAATAGAAAATGTATTTAATGCTGAAATGGAGAAAGTGCGAACAGTTATACCTGAAATACGTGAAGCTGTACCGAATAAAAAGTACCAAGTTGCAATGACAACGGCTGAGAATGAAGCCAAGGCAAAAGCAACAAGGGAAAATAAAAAGATTGACAAGCTAACTGAGAAGATAGTTGAGAATATGCGAGCTTCTGGAAGAAGTGAAAAGTATATAGCAAAGGTTACAGGGAAAGCAGGACTCGACCCTATTCATGATGTTGGTCTTGGACAAATGTCATACAAAAAACCTTCAGATTTCTTTGGACTTGAAGAAGCTAAAGAGCTAGCTAATACTTTTGACCCATGGGAGATAATTACTACACGCCCTCAAAAGTTATTGTATGAAACGCCACTAGCCGATGCGATGAATGCAAAAACTGCAATGCAACATGAGGGCTTTAGAACAACGTCGGATAATGCCTTAGCCGATGCGTACCGAGTAGGCTCTGGTGCTTTGCTGAAAGGCATCAAGGCTGAAAGTCCAGAAGCCGTGGAAGCTATGGCACAATTACGCCCTTACATGGCAATGGCAAGTGAAATGGAACGTCGTAAGAGTGTTGGAGGTTCTAACTCTATAATACCTTTGAAGCAACTTCTAGCGTTACAAGCTGGCGGTATTCCTGCAATGGCACTTTCCTATATTCCAAGCTCTTTAAAGGGAGCGCAAACAATGTGGGATTTTGCACAGGTAACACCGCAATTAGGGGAAATATTAGGAATGACAAAGGCGCAAGCTACACGCATGGGTGGTAATGATGAGTAAGACTTTTAATTCTCCTAGAGGTATCTTTCCCGATTCAACCCTTGGCGTTCTTGAGTTCTACAACGGTGATACCGATGTACTAGACACGATTTACTATGATCGTTCATTGACAATTCCTGCATCTAATCCACTTTCTATTGATGCCAATGGTTATCATTTGCAAGTGTGGGGAAATAAATATTACAAGATTAAGCAATATTCACGGCTAGAGGGGACGACAGGTATTTTTCCTGACGATTTTGTTTATGTCAGAGAATGGTTTGAAGATTTGAGCGATTTAAATACTATAAGATCGTCAATATTATTTGTAGATACGATGGCGCAATTAAAAAGTTTAGTACCTATAAATGGTGATAAAATCATATTGCTTGGATATTATTCAATAGGTGATGCAAGGGTTCGTACTTTGGTATTTGACAGTACAAGTACCGATACGCCTAATGATGGTAATAGAGTACGCCCGAATGGATATGGTACAGGTCTTTGGATTGAAGATAGCTCTACCTTTGTCGATGCTAGGGATTTTGGTTGTATCCACCCTACATTGACAACAAATAGCAATATTGCACAGGCTGTTAGCTATTGTAGTTCTGAAAATATAGAGCTAAAATTTCCAGCTGGTGTCTATAATGTATCTGGCGGTTCTATTTCCTTTGATTGTCCTGTATCTGTGGACTCAGGTGCATTCTTTAATGTAGTTGGAATAGACATATTTAACTTTATACCTAATGGTGAATTTAAATTGCCAAGCGGTGTCCAGTTTGGAACATCTCATTATTTCATTCTTGACTTGACATATTCAAATTATGTACTCCCAGAGGGTGCATCTCTTGAATGGTGGCAAGCGATTTCATTGCAACACTTTAAAAGGGCGGTTGAGAGATGCGGAAATTCAGGGCTTGCCATTCGTGGAATAGTGAATATCCCTGATAACGGTGGAGCATATTCAGTATCTATCAATAGATTGGTATTTCATGAGTCAAGTAGTTTAGATATTGATGCTAGTGTAGGTACATTTGAATTAGACGTTTACAATGTTGAATTTATTGGGCGTCAAGATGAAAAGGGGATATTCACTGGCAATTATTCAACATCTATATTCTTGAAATGCGATGCTAAGAGTTCATGGTTTGAAACTGGATCTTATACGCAAGATGACATTGCAAGTTGTTTAGATGCTAGTAAAGTGCTCTATGTAGATAATAATATTCAAGTAACTGACGATGTCAATTTTGGCAAGGTAGCGCAGGCTGGTGGACGTATTGACGTGCAAGGTTCTAGTAGGATAATACTTTCCGTTTCTGGATATGGTAAAGACTTAATATCTATTTCAGGAAGTACAGCAAGGGTTATAGGGTGCTATGATGCTGAATCGTTCAAGCTAGATACAGCAAATGAGGTGATTGGATTTATTGACTCTTGCAATTTGTCCTCTGAAATTGCTGATTTCAAAGGAAGTTCAACAATTGCAAATATCACAGGTGGAAGTTGGAGAGTGGCAAATTGGTATTGTAGAGGTACTGTATCGGCAGATACATTGAATGCTTCCAATTGCAAATTTACAACAACGGTAACAAGCAAAAGCACAATAGCTTCCAATTGTGAATTTGTTACTTTAAATCTTGGCGTATTTGGTGCAAGATTCAACCATGTTTTAAAGAGTTGTATTATCAGTAATCAGATAGTGGCAACATCTTTAGTTACTGATGCAATCACAAAATTAGTAATCCATGACTGTATCAATATTGGTGCGGGTACACCGCTAGATGTATCAGGACTTCTATCTAGCGTCTTTGCGCCTGGTGGTTATGTTTCTGTAAAGGGTAATAGTCCAGAATGCTATGACGACGCAAGGATTCCAACAGGCGCATGGGCGCAGAGCTACATAGATATATATATTGGTGTTACTGGTTCGAGTCTAACTGCAACCTATTCTTTGTCTGGAAAAGCATGGGCATTAGTTCTACCAAATATCAATATGAGTGCCTTTGGATTATCGACATCAAATATGCACATTGCAACAACTCCATTGTATTATGGTTCCCATGCAAGCGGTAGTAGTTTAACAATTGAATGTAATCTTGTGTTTTCAGCTATACCTAAATATACTAGAGTCACAGGAAATCTATATTGATAATTGAGGTACATAAATGAAGATTACATATACGACTTGGTTCAAACAACAATTTTTTGATGCCGATGGAAAGCCTTTATCATTTGGAAAAGTTTATACGAAACATTCTGATTCAGGTGCTAATGCGGTTACATATAATGGCAATGATGAATTCAACTCTAATCCTGTAATACTTGATGAATCTGGGAGTGCAGTCATTCGTGTCGATAGTTCATTTGCTTATAAGTTCATTGTAACAAGTGCAGACGGTAGCTATTCAAAGACATATGATAAAGTTTATGGTGCTGAGGTTACAGGCGGTAGCGGTGGTACTGATAACCATGATGAATTAACAAATAGAGATATTGACAATCAACATCCAATAAGTGCAATCACAGGGCTAGAAGAAGCTCTATCAATGACTAGCATATCTGTTAATGCCTTGGGCGTTAGTATGTCTTCTATCGAGCTTGCATTAGCTTATAAGGTCAATCGTAGTGGTGATACTATGACAGGGTCTCTTGAAGTGGAGACAGCCGTTCGTGTTCTTTATGATTCTTCAAATCCATTTGCACCTAATGGGAACATTGATTTATATGCAGGTACAGATAGTGCGTCATCTCATTTAAGAAATGATGCAATGGATTCATCTAGTACGATTGATAATTATGTAAATGAAGATTACGCTAGTCAATCAATAAAGCATTCATATAATGATGCTATAAATCAATTTTCAAGTGAAAATACAGTAGATCTTCAATTACTTAGAATGGCATCTGGTAGTAGAATTGAGTCTATATTAACTGATATAGACGGTCAAGATGGTGCTAGATTCTATCTTGGTACAAATCATTCAAGCCTGCAAATAACAGCAAAAGAAGATAATGGAACTCTAGAATCAATCGTATCCTTAGCGCATGAAAAAGATGGAGTTACAGATACTATTTTATTTCCACCGGTCACTGGAACGACTAAAACCCTAGCCACTTTGGACGATATTACAAGTGATATGTCAATGTCTAAGCATGGCGTTGTTAGAACCGAATCTGGCGGTTTTATAGGAGCATGGTCAATAGATAACTCGACAGGTCAATTATCCCTTAGTGCATCGAATGACTACTATTTGAAAGGCGTAAAAGGAACAGTAGCAAGCGGTGTTGTAATTGCATTGCCTACAACACTCCCAACATGGATTTTCCCAAACCCATACCACTATGGAATAATATGGATAGTGTATGTCGATATTGACAATGTTGTTAAGTATTCTATGGTATGGCCAGATATATTACAGGTTGTGTTACTCGCTCGCATCTACATTGCATATAACGGCTATGCAACTGTAATTGACCATTCTTGGATTTATGAAGAGCGTCATAGTTCCGAGTACGGTGCTTACGACCACTTTGTAGATCACTTTGGTATAGGTGCTCATGTTGTGGGAGCTGATCCAGTTTTAGCAGGATACAATATTCAACCAGTATCCCCTACTGACGCTGACAATACATACTCGATAACAGGTATCACAATTGCGGACGAGGACATAGCTTTAAGTATTCCATCTATCGCAGAAGCTGGCGCAAAGCCTGTAACATACAAGGAAATGCGGCGGTGGGATGAAGTCGCAGGGAATGCGCTAGGCTACTTGTATCAATCAGGTGGAAGGATTCAGTACAACTTTCTTCCAAAGCAACACGGTAGCTTGCAACAAGTTCCCAGTGGATCATTTGTCAATTATTATCAAGTATGCTTTACACGCACCGATGGGGCAAAGCGTTTGATGCTAATGCCTGGTGCTAACTTTTTTGTGGATGGTGTTTCCGCGGCATCTACCGATTTACTCACAGACCTATATCTTTCGGACTTAGACCCCTATGAGACAGTCGTGCTTTACCGCATCACTTATGGGGTTAGTGATTCGTATAGTACCACAGGGCGTTGTAGAATTGAAGCTGTAAACTACCTCAAAGAGGGGCGTGGTACGTACAAGGGTGTAAGTTCAGTTTTGAATGCCAATTTTCAAAATCTGAATGTTTCCAACAATACGAATTTGAATGGCAATGTTGCTATAAATGCGACATTGAATATCAATGGACTGACAACCCTAAGTCCAACAACAAAGATTGGTGGTTCAATTCTTGGAAACGTGGTTGTTGTTACAAACTCTAGCGGGAATTTGACCGTAGCAAATTCAATATCGACAACAGAGCTCGGCTATTTAGACGGTGTTACTAGCTCTATCCAAACGCAGTTGAATTCCAAGATAAATACCACAGACGCCTTGAATACCAGTGCAACAGAACAGGAAAAGGCTGGCATTCTCGGTGTTGTAGGCGGATTTAGGGTTAAGCAATCTAGCGATTTGTCGCAAATAGCTTTAGGACATACGTTAAGTGATAAAAGTGATTGGAAAGTAATAATCGAGTCTAATCAAACACCTACAAATAATTTCTTTGGTATTCGTTTAAAACAGGACGGTGGTACTTCTGATTATCCACTTAAAATACAAAGAAGTATAGGTGGTGCTATTGAGTTTTATAGACCTGTGCAAGCACTAAACAATGATTT